TTATTAATAACTCAAATTGAGAGGACAAAAAAATGGCATTTCAAGTATCACCAGGCGTCCAAGTCAATGAAATTGACGCATCGGGCGTAATACCTGCAGTCTCAACCAGTATTGGTGGATTCGCAGGCGCTTTTAATTGGGGTCCAGTAAACGAAGTTAAAACGGTTGGTTCAGAAACAGAACTAGCAAGTATCTTCGGAGCACCGGACGACAATACAGCAAAATACTTTTTAACTGCAGCATCATTCTTAAAGTATGGTAACGCACTAAAAGTAGTACGAGCAGCAACTGACGGTCAAAAAAACGCGACCGACGGAACTGCACAACTTATTAACAATTTAGAAGACTTTGAAGGTCAATCTATTGCTACTGGGACATTTCACGCAAGATATCCCGGAAAATTAGGTAATTCTTTACAGGTCTTAGTCGCAACAAATGCGGCTTCACACGCACTATTACCCTCCGGCGTTCAAGCGGCCTTTGACGTAGCTCCAGGAACATCCGATACTGCCGCGGCATCATCATTCACTGTTGCAGCAGACGAGATGAATATCGCAGTCGTTGATGTACTAGGGGAGTGGACTGGAGTAGCTGGATCAGTTCTAGAAACTTTCCAACTCGTTTCTCAGGCCTCAGATTCTAAAAAGCCTGATGGAACATCCAATTACTATAAAGAAGTAATTAACAGAACATCTAAGTACGTCTACTCAAATTTAGTTCCGACTGGATTGACCGATGCTGGAGATGTTATCGGTGACGTGACTGCAAATACGACTTTTACCACTATCAGTACAGTGATCGAGTTCGACCTTGTGAATGGAACTGACGATAATGCGCCAACTTACTCAGAGATTGGTACTGCATTAGACTTCTTAGCAGATGCTGAAACAGTTGATGTTAACTTGTTGTTTGCATATCCAGACGCCGACGGCGAAAAATATATTGCAGATAAACTAATTTCCATATGTGAAGCTAGAAAAGATTGTATGGCTTTTGTATCTCCGCCGATCGAAAACTCGGTTGGTACTTCAAGTCCTGCTGCAGACGTAAAAGCTTGGGCTGATACACTTGCATCAACTTCTTATGCTTCAACAGATTCTGGCGCTGTTTATGTTTATGATAAATATAGCGACGTATACAGGTGGTTAGGAGCTTCAGGGCTTTGTGCTGGTCTTTGTGCGAACACAGATAACGTTGCCGGAGCTTGGTTCTCGCCAGCCGGTACAACAAGAGGTCAACTTTTCGGAGTTACTAAATTAGCATATAATCCTACTAAGGCTGATAGAGACACGCTTTACAAAGCAAGAGTTAATCCTCTCGTTTCTTTCCCTGGACAAGGTACAATGTTATTTGGAGACAAAACATTATTGAGCAAGCCAAGTGCATTTGATAGAATCAACGTAAGAAGATTATTCATTGTAATTGAAAAAGCAGTCGCGACTGCAGCTAAAGGACAACTTTTCGAATTCAACGATGAGTTTACTAGAGCTCAATTTAGAAATCTTCTTGAGCCATTCTTAAGAGATGTAAAAGGAAGACGTGGTGTTACAGACTTTAGAGTCGTATGTGATACTACAAACAACACAGGTCAAGTAATTGATGCTAATAGATTTGTTGCTGATATCTTTATCAAGCCTTCAAGGTCTATTAACTTCATCTCACTTAACTTTATTGCAACAAGAACCGGAGTCGATTTCTCAGAAGTCGCCGGTAGTTAATTAGGAGAAGAATAATGGCAATTTTAGGCGTAGACGATTTTAAATCTAAGCTAGTAGGCGGTGGTGCACGTTCTAACATGTTCAAAGTAACATGTAACTTCCCTGCTTATGCTCAAGGTGACGTTGAACTATCTTCCTTCATGATTAAGGGTGCTCAGTTTCCTTCATCAGTCGTAGCTCCTGTCCCTGTATTATTCAGAGGCAGACAACTACAACTAGCTGGTGACAGAACTTTTGAACCTGTAACATTAACAGTGATTAATGATACTGGTTTTGAAGTAAGAAACTCATTCGAAAGATGGATGAATGGTATTAGCGAACACAACAATAACACTGGTCAAAGTAATCCTACCGATTATATGGCTGACATTATTGTTGAGCAGTTAAACAAGCAAGGCGAAGTAACTAAGACTTACGATATGCGTGGTTGTTTCCCAACTAATCTTTCTACAATCGAACTTTCATACGATAATGAAAATCAGATTGAAGAATTTACAGTTGAGTTACAGGTACAATATTGGGAGTCTGGAACTACTTCTTAAAAGCTGTATAAATAATATTAAACGAGGGGAGTTAATCTCCCCTCCGATAATATTGAGGTAAATAGAAAATGGCAGAACTTTTTGGTTTTGAGATCAATAGAAAGGGAAAAGAGCTTCCAGAGCTTCCTTCTTTTGTTCCAGACACAGACGAAGACGGTGTTGGCGTTATCAACAGTGGTGGTCACTTTGGCCAGTATGTTGATATTGACGGTGATACTGCAAAAAACGAAGTAGATCTTATATACAAATATAGAGATGTTGCTTCACATCCAGAATGCGATGCAGCCGTAGAAGATATTATAAATGAAGCAATTGTAGGTGACAATAAATCAGCACCTATTGAAATTGTAATGGATGAAATGGAAGCATCCGATAAAATTAAAAAACTTATGAAAGAAGAGTTTGAGAACATTATCTCACTACTCAAGTTTAATAGTTACTCACACGACATTTTTAGAAAATGGTATGTAGATGGTAGATTGCCTTATCATATTATTATCGACAACAAAAACCCTAAGAAGGGTATTCAAGAATTAAGATACATTGATCCGACTAAATTAAGAAAGATCAAGGAAATAGAAGAAGAAACCGATCCTAGAACTGGTGCGAAAATTATCAAAAAGTCTGAAGAATACTTTTTGTTCCAAGATACTAAGATGCAAGGTGACGACAAAGGATTAAAGATACACCCCGATTCAATAGCATATTGTACTTCGGGAATGTTAGATCCAAGTAGAAAAAGAATATTATCGTTCTTACATAAAGCGATTAAGCCAGTTAATCAGCTAAGAATGATGGAAGACTCATTGGTTATCTACAGAATTAGTAGAGCGCCAGAAAGAAGAATTTTTTATATTGATGTAGGTAACCTTCCTAAGGGTAAAGCTGAAGAATACCTAAAGAATATTATGGGTCAATACAGAAATAAATTAGTATATGACGCTGCTACTGGAGACATTAAAGATGATCGTAAGCACATGTCGATGTTGGAAGACTTCTTCTTACCGCGTAGAGAAGGTGGTAGAGGTACAGAAATTTCAACCTTACCGGGCGGAGAAAACCTCGGACAAATTGACGACATTATCTACTTTCAAAAGAAATTATACAAGTCGCTCAACGTTCCAGCTAATCGTTTAGAGCAAGAGTCTGGATTTAATCTAGGTAGATCTACTGAGATATCTAGAGATGAAGTTAAGTTTAAGAAGTTTTTAGATAGATTAAGAAAAAGGTTTAGTGATCTATTCTTACAATTGCTAAAAACGCAGTTAATGCTAAAAGGCATTATTACTAAAGAAGATTGGTTGAAATGGAAGGAAGATATATACTTTGACTTCATTGAAGATAATTACTTTAGTGAATTAAAAGAAGCTGAGATAACAAGAGAACGTTTCGAAATGTTAGCTCAAATGGATGAGTATGTTGGAAAATATGTATCTAATGAATGGATTCGTAAGAACATCTTACGACAAACTGATGATGAGATCGCAGAAATTCAAAAACAAATCGCTGCTGAAAAAGCATCAGGCGATATTGAAGATGATGACGACCTTGACATTTAAAATATTATAAATATATAACGAAGGATAAAAATAAATGAGTATTGAAAATTTAATTAATGATGTAAAAAATGGCGATAACGTTGCTGCTAGTAAGCAGTTTAATTCAGTTATGGCCGACAAATTAACTGCTGCTCTTGATGCAAAGAAGATTGAAATTGCTTCTTCATTACAAGACAGGCAGGCCTCTAAAGAAGAGGAATAACAACGGAAATAAGTAAATGAAACTTATAGCAGAATATAACGACAGTAACCTAGAGGTTATTGAAGAGAAAGTTAACGGTAAAAAGACCCTTTGTATAGAGGGTGTTTTCATGCAAGCCGATGCCAAGAATAGAAATGGCCGGATATATGAAAAGAGCATTTTAGAAAATGCAGTTAACAAATATGTAAAAGAACAAGTAAGTCAAGGTAGAGCCGTTGGGGAATTAAACCACCCTGAAGGTCCTACTATTAACTTAGATAAAGTTTCACATAAGATTACTGAACTCAAATTTGACGGAAGTAATGTTATTGGAAAGGCATCAATCTTAGAAACCCCTATGGGACAGATCGTAAAAGGTCTTCTCGAAGGTGGCGTTAAGCTTGGTGTATCAAGTCGTGGTATGGGAAGTCTTGTGCAAAAAAATGGCACTATGTATGTGAAAGATGACTTTATGTTGTCTACCGTAGATATCGTTCAGGACCCTTCAGCTCCAGAGGCATTTGTCAATGGAATTATGGAAGGTGTTGATTGGGTATGGAATAATGGTGTACTTTGCCCACAAGAAGTTGAGAAAATTGAGACTGAAATCAAGGAAGCTCGAAACATGAGATCATCTGATGTAGAGATTAAAGCTTTTAAAAATTTCCTCTCTAAACTTGTAAATTCTTAATAGGAGAATAAATTATGTCTAATGACGAAAATAAATATGGTTTAGTCGAAGACGTATCAGAAAGTGAGGAGCTCGTTGAAGACGAACAAGTTCAAGACGAAGAAATCATAGAAGCTAAAGCTAGAAAAGAAGCTGAAGAGAAGGACGAAGACGAAGAGGAAGTCAAGGAGTCTGACGAAGACGACGAAGACGAAGAAGAAGTCAAGGAAGATTCCGATGAGGATGACGACGAAGACGAAAAACCTGTAGTCGAAATGCCTAAAACTAAAGCTGCTATTATGGCATCAGTGAATGATATGTTGAAGAAATCAAAAAAACTAGACGCACAAAAGATTTATGCAAGTGTTTGTAAAACTATGGAAAGTGACGAAGGTGATGACGAAGAAGAAGAGAAGCCAGTTAAGGAAGACGTAAATGTCGACCATATTGACTACTCTGAAGATTTAGAATCATTGGTGGCTGAAGAAGCTACACTATCCGACGGTTTTCAGGCAAAGGCTGGAATCATCTTTGAAGCTGCTTTAAAATCTAAAGTAGGTGCAGAGATTGATAGACTAGAATCTGAGTACGTCGCTAACCTTGAAGAAGAAGTAACTGAAATCAAGTCTGAGCTCGTAGAAAAGGTAGATTCTTACCTTAACTATGTTGTTTCTAACTGGATGACAGAGAACGAAGTTGCAGTAAGTACTGGTCTTAGGACTGAGATTGCTGAGGACTTTATGTCTTCTTTACAGTCAGTGTTTAAAGAACACTATATCGAGGTTCCAGAAGGTAAGGTAGACCTAGTCGACGAATTAGCCGACCAAGTTGCTGAACTGGAAGAATCATTAAATAAATCAACGGAAGATAATATCGCACTAACTGAGTCTGTTTCCTCTTTGGAAAGAGCCGAAGTTGTTAGAAATGCATCTTCTGGGCTAGCATTGACTGAAGCTGAAAAGCTTGCATCTTTGGTAGAAGATATTGATTTTGACGACGCAGAATCTTTCGAAATGAAAGTGAATGTTGTTAAAGAATCATACTTCAGATCTGAAGCTCAAGAATCAGTAGATGAAGCTCAAAACTTAGTTGGTACTGACGAAGCTCCGGCTGATATCAGTGATGTTATGGCTAGATACACTTCAGCTATTTCAAAATATAACAAAGTCTAATAGGGGAAACTAAAAATGTTTAACGCAGACAAAAACTTAATGGAAAAGTGGGCTCCAGTTCTCGGGCACGCAGATGTTCCATCAATTCAAGACAGTCATAAAGCAGCAGTAACTGCTCGATTGTTAGAGAACCAAGAAATCTCAGCTAGAGAAGAAGCTCAAGCTGTGCAAGGTAACTTCATCGGTGAAGCTGCTGGTAACGTAGTAGGTGCTGGTATGGGTGCTGCTGCTGCTGGTGCGATCAAAGGATTCGATCCTGTTTTGATCTCTCTAGTAAGAAGAGCTATGCCTAACTTGATTGCTTATGATATCGCTGGCGTTCAGCCAATGAGCGGACCTACTGGTCTTATCTTTGCAATGAAGTCAAGATATACTAACCAATCTGGTGACGAAGCACTATTTAACGAAGCTAATGCTTCTTTCTCTGGTGATGCTTCTGTTACTCAAGAAGCTGGACCTTCTGGTCTAGAATCTGCTGCTGATGACGGCGACAACAACTTAGGAACTGGTGAAACTTCTGGTGAAATCGTTTCTGACGTTGCTGGTGGTCTTTCAACAGCTGCAGCTGAAGCACTAGGCGACGGCGGTGGTACTACTTTCGGTGAGATGGCTTTCTCAATCGACAAGGCTACTGTTACTGCTAAGTCAAGAGCTCTTAAAGCTGAATACACAATGGAGCTTGCTCAGGATCTTAAGGCTGTTCACGGTCTAGATGCTGAAGGTGAGCTTGCTAACATCCTTTCTTCTGAAATCCTTGCGGAAATCAACAGAGAAGTTGTTAGAACTGTAAACAGAAAAGCTACTTTGGGTGCTGGTCAGTCAAGCGTTGCTGTTAAAGGTATCTTTAACTTGCACACTGATTCAGACGGCAGATGGTTGGCTGAAAAAGCAAAAGGTCTTATTGTGCAAATCGAAAGAGAAGCTAATGTGATCGCTAAAGCTACAAGAAGAGGAAAAGGTAACTATGTAATCTGTTCTTCTGACGTTGCTTCAATCCTAGCTGCTTCTGGTATGCTTGATTATAGCCCTGCTTTGACAACTTCTTTGAATGTTGATGATACTGGTAATACTTTTGCTGGTGTTCTTAACGGTAAGTTCAAAGTATATGTTGATCCATATGCAACTGGTACTAATCCTGACTACGTAACTGTAGGTTACAGAGGTAACACTCCATACGACGCAGGTCTTTTCTATTGCCCATACGTTCCTTTAACTATGGTTAAAGCAATTGGTGAAGAAGACTTCCAGCCAAGAATCGGTTTTAAAACTAGATATGGTATGGTTGCTAACCCGTTCGTAGCTACAGACGGAACAACTGGTGCTGATAGAGCTAACCCTTACTTTAGAATCTTTAGAGTAGACGGTATTATGCAAAACAGCTAATCTTTAATTAGATTACAGTTTAAAGGGACCTTCGGGTCCCTTTTTTTATGCGTATAAATAATATTGTATCATTATGATACAGACATAACACACATACACACAGGAGGTAAATATGTCAAATGGAAAATCAGGGTTCGAAATTAGAGCCGACTTACTAAACCAAGCTCAAGGTATACTTGAGGGAAATATCCACAGGAAAATTGATCAGGTTCACGAACACAACAGTAGAAATGAGGATAACCCAAAAGTTGTACCTGCTAGACAACTAAAGGCATCTGATGTTATTTCGGTAGCGAAGGAGCTGAATGAGTTTGTTAACGAAAAATAATTAACTCTTAGCAGATGGATTGGTATAAATAGATATATGACTACACAAAATAAAAACTTTTTGAGTCCTACCGGATTTCAATTTAAAATAGATTCTACTCAATATGCTAATGTTGAGTATTTTTGTACGGCTGTAACTCTTCCCGACTTATCATTAGGTGAAGCACCGAATCCTTACAAAGGATCTAACTTAGCTTTTACCGGTGATAGGATCACTTTCGGCGATCTTGCAATACGATTTAATGTAACAGAAGATATGGAAAACTATATTGAAATGTTTAATTGGATGCACAAGATTATTGAAAAGGGCGAAGCGTTTAAGTCTGATGCAACTTTATCTATTTTAAGTAGTCACAATAACGTTACGAAAGAGATTACTTTTAGAGACTGTTTCCCTACCAATCTATCTGCTGTTGAATTTTCTACTCAGCAAACAGATATAGAATACCTGCAAGCTGACGTGACATTAAAGTATACATACTACGAAATTAAGTAACGTATATAAATATATACTGTAATGCATATTACAATGTATAAAATGGAAATATTATGAATAATTTAGAACAAATACTTGAGATGTGGAAAAAAGATTCTGTCATCGATGAACTTCAATTAGATCAATCAGCACGAGATTCTGCAAAGCTTCATTCGAAGTACCTAGAACTATATTCTGTAAATAAGCTTAGATATAAAAAGCTTGACCTAGAATTTAAAGTTTTACTTAAAGATAAGTTTATGCACTATAACGGCAAACTAAGTCAAGAAGAATTAGACTCTAGAGGCTGGGGTTACGATCCTTTAAACGGACTTACTGTCTTAAAGGGTGATATGGATAAATGGTATGACGCTGATCCGCTCATTCAAGAACACCAAGCCAAGATGCATTACACGCAAGAACTAATTGACACTTTAAAAGAAATACTTGACAACATTAAGTGGAGACATCAGAACATTAAAAATATTATTGAATGGAATAAATTTACTAGTGGAATGTAATGGAAAAAATAGTCGTTAAGAAAAAGAACGAGGTATTTCTAAGTGTTATAACTGAACCAGGAATAGAAATGGAGTTGTCAGAACACTTCTGTTTTTATGTACCAGGTTATAAGTTTATGCCGTCATACAAAAATCGTATGTGGGATGGTAAGATACGATTGTACGATTTAAGAAAGAAACAAATTTACGCGGGACTTTATAAGTACCTTATTGAATTTGCGAATGCTCGTAATTATGAGTTTATAGTAGAAGATAATTCTATGTATGGACGGCCCGATATTGAAGAACTTCATGATATTGAAAGTTTGCTGAAACAGGTGACGCTCACGGCTAACGGAGATAGTATAACACCTAGAGATTATCAACTAAGTGCGCTCTCACATGCGTTAACTAATAAAAGTTCGTTGTTATTAAGCCCGACCGCTTCTGGAAAAAGCTTAATTATATATTTAGCGGTTAGATACTACTTAGAGATGTACGATAAAAACGTTCTTCTCATAGTGCCTACTACTTCGCTTGTTGAGCAAATGTATTCGGATTTCGGAGATTACTCAACAAAGGATGATTGGTCCGTTGACGATAATTGTCATAGAATATATTCTGGTAAAGAAAAATACAATTTAAAGCATAGGGTTATAATCACTACATGGCAATCAATTTATAAGATGCAGACTCCTTGGTTTGAAGAATACGGAATGGTGATCGGCGATGAAGCTCATAATTTTAAAGCTAAGTCATTGACTGCTATATTAGAAAAATGCGTTAATGCGCAATATAGAATGGGTACGACTGGAACTTTAGACGGAACTCAAACTCATCAGTTAGTATTAGAGGGTTTATTTGGCCCTGTACATAAAGTAACTACTACTAAAAAGCTGATAGAGGAAAACTCTTTATCACAACTGGACATATTTGTCTTGTTATTGAAATATAGTGATGAACATTGCAGATTAGTATCGAAGATGAAGTACCAAGAAGAGATTGACTTTATTGTAAAATACGAACCGCGGAATAATTTTATAGCAAATTTAGCGATGGATCAAGAAGGGAACTCGCTGATATTATTCCAGTTTGTCGATAAGCACGGAAAACCATTGCACGATTTATTAAAGAAAAAGTTTGATGAATTACCAAGAAATACGAGGAGGTTGTTTTATGTCTCAGGTGAGACCGACGTGGATACGAGGGAAGAGATTCGAGCGATTACAGAGAAGCAGGACGACGCGATTATTGTCGCTAGTATGGGCACTTTTTCTACAGGTATTAATATTAAGCGTTTACACAACATTATTTTTGCTTCACCGAGTAAGTCTCAAATTAGGGTTCTTCAAAGTATCGGACGAGGATTAAGGAAGTCTGCAGATGGTATAGATACTAAGGTATATGATATTGCTGATGATTTACATTGGAAGGCCCGAAAGAATTATACGTTAAATCATGCTGGAGAGCGCATTAGAATATATAGTAAAGAAAAATTCGACTATAAAATACACGGTATAAATATATAAATGGAATCAATCGAAAACGTAGATGTAAGACATTTTAAACTGACAAACGGCGAAAATTTAATTTGCTATGTCCAATCAGCTTCAGAGCATGCATTCATTGTAGAACGGCCTGCGGCCGTGCAGGTTTCACCTGCTGGAATGTGGACTTTTGCGGATTGGTTTCCTTTTTCTGACAAGAAAGTGTTTAAGATTATGAAGCGCTTTGTTATTAACCATACAGAGGTTGTAACTGAGACAAAAGAATCATATATTAAGTATTCTTGTCAAGATGAGATTAAAGAAACTATAGAAACATATAGTGATGACTATGATTATGATATGGAGAGCGATCAATTTGAATTTGATGAAACAGAGACGAAAACAATACATTAGTATACCCCTATCCTCAAGTGGACTCTTATATTATATCACGCTTTTCGCGATTTGTACACCTTTTTATGCAAAAAAACTAAATTAATTTAATGAAAATAACGATGTACATTTAGTGCATACTGTGTTATAATATACTATTATCGGGAGAAATACATGACTAAAAAAATCAAACCAAAAGATAAACCACATTACGTAAACAATAAGGAATTTTCTCAAGCTGTTATGGATTACGCGATTTCAGCTAGAGCCGCAAAGGAAGCTGATAAAGCCACTCCCACGGTAACTAACTATATTGCATCTTGCTTTATGAAAATATCCGAAGGCCTGTCCCACAGACCGAACTTTGTTCGGTACACTTATCGTGAGGAAATGGTTATGGATGGCGTAGAGAATTGTCTTCGTGCAATCAATAACTATAAAATTGACACTGCTACACGAACAGGTAATCCAAACGCATTTAGTTACTTTACTCAAATATGTTTCTTTGCATTTATACGCAGAATTACTAAAGAGAAAAAGCAACAAGAGATTAAGTTTAGATTTATCGAAAAGATGGGAATCGAAGACTTTGCTGCTATGGGAATGGATGATGCAGGTGCGCAACAAACTATGGAATATGTTGATACTCTTAGACAAAGAATCGATAAGATTAGAGTAAAAGATGATAAGATTAAAGAGTTTGCAAAAGCAGAAAAAGAAAAAGAAAAACTAGAATTGTTTATGGTATAATATGAAAGTAGCTATTTTAAATGATACACACTGTGGTGTAAGAAATTCATCTGATATTTTTCTAAAGTATCAAGAAAGATTTTACGAAGAGATATTTTTTCCATATTTAAAAGAGAATAATATTAAGAACATTTTACATCTAGGAGACTATTATGAGCACAGAAAATTCGTTAACTTTAAAGCACTCAATGCTAATCGTAAGCATTTTCTTGAGCCTATGCGTGATGCCAGCATTACCATGGATATTATACCCGGAAATCATGATGTCTATTTCAAAAACACTAACGAGTTGTGCAGCCTCAAAGAGTTGCTTGGTTATTTTACCAGTAATGTAAACATTATTATGAAACCTACTGTACTAGATTACGATGGTTTAGGTGTAGCAGTGATTCCGTGGATTAATAACGCTAACTATAAAGAGTACGTTGATTTTGCTATGAAGTGTAAAGCTCCAATACTGGGTGCTCACTTAGAACTTGCTGGCTTCGAAATGATGGCAGGTATTACTAATCCACACGGAATGAACGCTGAAATATTTTCACGGTTTGAAAAAGTATTATCTGGACATTTCCATACAAGATCGTCACAAGGTAATGTCGACTATTTAGGATCTCAGTTCGAATTTACATGGGCTGATGTTGATGATCCAAAATATTTTCATATATTAGATACAGAAACGCGAGAAGTTACAGCGGTGCGTAATCCTATTACTATGTTTAAAAAGATTGTATATGATGATACTAATAATGATTATAGCAACTTTGACTTTACTGACTGTGAGCACAAGTTTATTAAACTAATCGTATTAACTAAGAACGATTTATATATGTTTGACAAATTTGTTGATAAGCTTCAAAGCATAGAAACTTACGAATTAAAAATCGCTGAAAGCTTTGAAGAATATTTAGGTGAAAGTGTTGAAGATGAAAAAGTATCTTTAGAAGATACAACTGAATTATTGGATTCTTATGTAGAAGCGGTTGATACCGAATTAGATAAAGATCATTTGAAAATTGAATTGAGAAAGCTTTATACAGAAGCTCAGAACTTAGAGGTAGTATGATAAATTTTAAAAGTGTTAGTTGGAAAAATTTCCTTTCGACTGGTAATGACACAATTAAAGTACAATTAGACAGAACTCCATCAACCCTTATTGTCGGTTCGAATGGTGCAGGTAAGTCAACGATGCTGGATGCATTATCTTTTGGATTGTTTGGTAAACCACATCGTGATATTAAGAAAGATCAAATGATCAATAGTATCAATAAGAAAGGCACTATTGTCGAGGTTGAATTTGCTATTGGTAGTTCAGACTTTAGAATATTAAGAGGTATTAAACCTAACAAGTTTGAAATCTGGCAAAATGGTAATATGATCAATCAGTCGTCCAATGCTAGAGATTACCAGAAATTTTTAGAACAAAACATTCTTAAGTTAAATCATAAGTCATTCCATCAGGTTGTTGTATTAGGTAGTAGTTCCTTTATTCCCTTTATGCAATTACCTGCATGGTCTCGTAGATCTGTTATTGAAGATCTATTAGACATTAATATATTTAGTAAGATGAACACGTTGCTAAAAGAGCGTAATTCTAAGATAAAAGAAGAGCTCAGTGAGATTAATCATTCTTTAGATTTATACAAAGCTAAAATGGACACTCAATCCAAATATATTAAAGATTTACAAGCAATCAATAAAGATATGATTGCGTCAAAAGAAAATTCAATTGAAGCATACGAAGATGATGTAAAGGCATTGGTCAATCAATCCGCAGATCTAGGTAAAAACCTTGACGCGTTAACAGAGCTTGAAAATAAAAAATCAGATGAACTGTCTAGGAAAGTATCCGATATTAAGTCGGAAGATAAATTGTTTAAATCTAAAATTAAAGATTTAGTAAGTCAAGCAAAATTCTTTGAAGAAAACGAAATATGTCCTACGTGCGATCAAGATATCGATGCTAGTATTAAAGACGACAAACTAAGTCGTATTAAAGAAACAGCCGCAAATATACAACAAGGCATGAAGGAGTTATCCCTAGATAATGATAAATGCGCTTCTCAGTTACTAGAATGTCAAAATAATATGAAAGAGCTTTTAGGCAAGCAACGTCAGATTAACTCTAATAACGATAAAATCAATATCATGCAGAGAGAAATCGAAAAGATTCAGAAAGAGATTAGTACTTTGTTACAATCATCTGGTGATATAAAAGTTGCTAAAGACGAGCTAAATACACTTCGTGATAGCAAAGACTCAATAACAGAAAAAAAACTAGAGTATGTAGAAGAGCGCACGTACAATGAAGTTATAGGCGAGATGCTGAAAGATACGGGCATAAAAACTAAAGTAATTAAACAGTACTTACCTGTCATGAATAGACTTATCAACCAGTACTTACAAGTGCTTGATTTCTTTGTCGCATTTCACCTAGATGAGAACTTCACCGAAACTATCAGATCACGCCATCGCGATGCATTTAACTATGCGTCATTTAGTGAAGGCGAGAAGCAAAGGATAGATTTATCATTGCTATTCACTTGGAGACAGATTGCTAAGATGAAAAATTCAGCATCTACGAATCTACTCGTATTAGACGAAACCTTTGATTCTTCTCTTGATCATGATGGAATCGACAATCTAACTAAAATTCTAAACACTCTAGAAGATGGCACGAATGTATTCATTATATCCCATAAGGGCGATATCCTAGAGAATAAGTTTAGATCTAAGATCGAATTTATTAAAGAGCGCAACTTCTCTAAGATCAAATAGTTATAAGAATCTCGGTTTATATAAAAAATACGTATAAAAACTATATACTATTTTCGCAAAAAGTGTGTACAAACACCTCGTATCGTAGTATAATATACCTATATTAAAGATAAGGAGTTAATATGTATCACAATTCAAGTCTACCAAAATTATTAGCGAAAGAGAATCTTACGATTCGTCATGGTAACTATCAGACCCCATGGTTTGACATCAAAAACCGTGTTCTCGGCCTTCCTCTGTGGAAGGACATGGGTAAAGACGTATATGACTTATTTGTAGGTCATGAAGTTGGTCATGCATTAGAAACTCCATATGAAGGATGGCACGACAGTCCTGAAAAACTTCAGGGTTGTCCTAGGTCCTATATTAACGTAATAGAAGATGCTAGGATTGAGAGAAAAGTAAAAACTAGATATCCTGGTTTAGTCGGTCCATTCTCTAGAGCGTACGCTAACTTATTCGAAGACAACTTTTTTGGAACTGAAGACATCGATGTTTCAGAACTAAGAATTATTGATAAAATTAATCTTCAAGCTAAAGTCGGCTCTCATGTTGATATAGAGTTTACTGACGAAGAGCAAGTCTTTATGGATAGAGCTATGAGAACTGAGGACTTTCAAGAAGTCTTAGAACTTGTTAAAGACATCGTAGCTTACGATAAAACACAAGAAGAAGATAAAGAGGAAGAAGAAACTCCAGACGAAAACAAATTTGACGAGACTGATGAAACTGAATCAGAAGAAGAAAGTGATCCTTCACAGCAAGGTGGAGATGATCAATCTGACGATCAACAAGAACAAAACACTCCTAATTCTTCAGGAGATGAAGAAGACGAAGAAGATAACGGACAATCTGACGAAGGTTCTGTTTCTCTTGGTGACGGAGCGGACGGACATAATGGTGTTTCAGTAACAGATGAAGCTTTTAGAAAAGCAGAAAAATCACTACTTGACACTGACGAAGATGGTCAACAAACACTTGTCGTTTCTGATATTCACAAAGAGATCAGAAAAAAGATAGTTGTTGACTTTAAAGATCTTCAAGCAGAGAGAGCTATTTCAACAGAACATGCCGGTGAGTATATCTTAGAAGATATTGCTAAGGCAACTCTGGAATATCCTACGTATATCAAGACAACTAAAAGAAGTGTTGCTGTCGCAGTTAAAGAATTCGAAATGAGAAAGGCCGCTACTCAGTGGGCTAAAGCGACAACCGCAAAAACAGGAGTTATTGACGTAAACAAACTGTTTTCATACAAGACTAATGAGGACATATTCAAACAAACAACTAGACTTCATGATGCTAAAAGCCATGGAATGATAATGTTGATTGACTACTCAGGATCTATGTATGAGTCATTGCCTAATGTTTTAGATCAGCTAATTCACTTAGTATTGTTTTGTAAGCAAGTTAATATTCCTTTTGACGTCTATGCGTTTACAACACAAAACAGCAATATTGATTATTACGATCTTAAAACTCAAGGTTTACTGTTTGATGGAGATATGGATTTAGATGGAATAAGCATGCCGCTTTTGACTTCTTCAAGTCTTAAAAAATCAGATTTTGAAGCTTCTCTTAAAGCTCTTCATATTAGAGCAACGGCTAGTTCTTATGTATCAAGGCAGATAATTGGAAAATCAGAAGACTTTGGTTCAACTCCGTTAAATCAAGCTTTGATTATGTCACATCATCTAATTAAAGAATTCAAAGTTAAGCACGCAATCGAAAAAATGAATCTAGTCGTTTTCTCTGACGGAGATGCGAACAGAATGCAAGCTTACCAGGATCAATCTCTTGAAGATAACAAAGTAACTTCTCACGGATTGTGGAAAGGTGTTAACATGATGATTGACGGAAAGTTAGTAAAATCCGAAGCTAGAGAGGGAGCGACAGCGGCAATATTAGAAAATATAAACAAAAGACTTGCCACAAACTGCATCGGATTCTTTATGGCTGATAACAACAGAGATTTTAACTTTAAAGTCGACGATATTTGTGGTAATGCTTGGGCTGAAGATGAAAGAAAAGAAGCTCAAAAAGAGTACAGAAAAAACAAATGTGTTGTTAGAACTAACGCTCTTGGATACAATGAATTTTACTTAATTAAAGGCGGTAACAATCTTGAAACTGCTGATGACGATTTCGAAGTTACTTCAGATCACACTAGAGGCCAAATGGCTACTGCGTTTAAAAAGTACTCTAAGAGCAAAAAGCAGAACAAGGTTCTTATGACCACATTCGGAAGATGTGTCGCATAATACTGCTAAAAAATGTATACTTTTTTTCAAAAAAAGGTGTACAAACCCCTAGAACCATGGTATAATATACACATACACAATTGATAAGGAACTACATTATGAAAGACATGAAAATCTCAACACAAAATATTTTAAAAGAACTGGCTACAAATTATCCAGATCAAACTGCGTTCAGAAAGAACGTGATTGAATCCACGGCAAAGTCCATGGGTTACACAGGAAAAGACTTTTATCCTATGCTTACAGCAGAAACAAGAGTCAAAATAGGCACTTACGATTTAAGCGCTTTACTACAAACTGTAGAGGTTGACAATAAGGTGATAGACATTTCGTCTGCAGCAAAAATGCAATCGATCGTTAACGAAGAAAAATCATTCGCAAAAGCGGATCCAACGTTTGTTCCATGGGGAGCATTTCACGATGTTGTAAAAATGATTAAGTCGCAGATGTTCTATCCTGTATACGTTTCTGGTTTATCTGGAAATGGTAAAACTTTTATGGTAGAGCAAGCTTGTTCAAAACTAAACAGAGAATTTATAAGGGTTCAAATTAACCCTGAAACTGACGAGGATGATTTACTTGGTGGATTTAGACTTATTAACGGAGAGACTGTATTCTCTAAAGGACCAGTTCTTAAAGCGATGGAGAACGGCGCGATCCTTCTTCTCGACGAAATCGATAGAGCTACAAATAAAATTATGTGTCTTCAAGGTATTCTTGAAGGTAAACCTGTTCTCGTTAAGAAAACGGGTGAAACAATTACTCCTGCGCCTGGCTTCAATGTTATAGCAACTGCGAATACTAAAGGTAAAGGATCAGAAGATGGTAGGTTTACTGCTGCTTCAATCATTGACGAAGCTTTCTTAGAAAGGTTTACTGTTGCAATTGATCAGAAGTTTCCATCACCATCTATCGAAACTAAAATACTTAACAATCATATGACTAAGTTCGGTACAGAAGATACTGACTTTGTTGAAAAGCTAGTTACATGGGCAGACATCATTAGAAAAACATTTTATGATGACGGAGTAGATGAAGTTATTTCAACTAGAAGGCTTTGTCACATCGCACAAACTTTCTCTATCTTTAAGAATAGAGCTAAGGCGATTGACTTATGTATCGCTAGGTTTGATGATGACACTAAGTCAGCTTTCTTAGATCTTTACACAAAGGTCGATGATGGCGTATTAAACATTGAAGAGGAAATTAATGAAACAGCCTAATTACAAATTTAACGAAGGAGCTCTTATTAAAGAGTTCCAATCGTATATTGATTCTACATACGGACAGCATTATGGCCAAGGGGGATTGCAATCTTCCGAAGTCATAATTGATCGTGGCCATGGCCTTGGATTTTTCCTCGGTAATGTCGACAAATATAATGCTAGGTATGGTAAGAAAGGAACTTCAGAAGATCATAGAAAAGATCTTATGAAGGTACTACATTATGGATTACTTGCGCTTTATGAGCACGATAGGTCTAACTCAAAATAAAAGGTGTACAAACACGTGAAACTGTGTTATAATACTGGTAACAAATTAAAAAAGGTAAATTATGAAAATATCAAGTGAAACTATTAACATCCTGAAAAACTTTTCGGGAATAAATGCGAATTTAGTCTTTAAGCCTGGAAAGGAACTTAAGACTATTTCCGAAGCAAAAACCATTATGGCCAATGCATCAATCCTAGAGGACTTTCCTCAAACGTTTGGCGTGTATGATCTTAATGAATTTTTGTCTCTGTACAATCTTATGGATGAACCTGACTTAGAATTTAGCGATAAGTTCTTAACAATGTCTGATGGTTCTCAAAGGATTAAGTACTACTATTCTGAGATTGAGATTCTTACACAACCTAGTAAAGATATCAATATGCCAGAGTGCGAAGTTATCCTAGATCTTTCGGCCACAAACCTAGATAAGATTAGGAAAGCTGCTGCAGTTCTTGGACATTCAGAATTAGCTTTCAGTAGTCGAGGTGGCGGGGTCATTGCTTCTGTATTCAATGAGAAAGATTCTACTGCGAATACATTTGACATTGATCTAGGCACATCATCTACTGAAACCTTTAATTACGTATTTAGTATTTCAAATCTGAAAATGCTACAAGGTGATTATAAGGTATCGATTTCATCTAGGCTAATCTCCAACTGGAGAAATGCGGATAATCCTTTGGATTATTTTATCGCTTTAGAGAAATCATCAAGTTTCGGTGTATAAATAACTATGCACAGAAAAAATTCTCATAATATTATGAGGATAATACGAGAAGATGCCGAATTGGTCGGGTCTCTCATAATTAGTCTACTTTGCAAAGGAGAAACAAATGACTGAACTACAAGATAAAGTCCTTCCATCAGAAGGCGAAGAGCAACAAGCTCCACAACTGTCTCTACAAGACATCGCAACTTTCGTACAGATTATCGATATCTGTTCTAAAAGAGGCGGTTTTGAAGGACAGGAAATGGAAGCTGTTGGTGGTCTAAGAAACAAGACTGTAGCATTTCTAAATGCTGCATCTGAAGCTCAAGGACAAGATGCTCCACAGGGTATGGTACCAGAAGGTGCCGATCTACCTGAAACAGTTGAAGCTGAAGAAGCTTAAATTGTATTAGCTTAATTCGGGGGTAGCTCCCCCGTATTTTATTAATTTTATTATGAAGGATATATTATGGATCGCAATGAAACATCACGCTTAATTGAAGCACTCAAAAAGGGAACTGTTACAGTAACCTTTCAAAAGGTTGACTCAGACGAAATTAGAGTTATGCCTTGTTCTCTCAACCCAATTGTTCTAGAAGCTAATGGCGTTAAAACCGTTATCGAAAACGTAGATCCAAGCACTGATCATATCGCTGCTTGGTCTTTGGATAAAGACGCATGGCGTTCTTTTAGACTAGATACAGTTCTTGGTTGGGAGGTACTATAAATGTCAGAATTTCTTTGGGTTGAAAAATATCGACCACAGAAAATTCAAGATTGTATTTTGCCGGAATCAATCAAGAAAACTTTTGAAGATATTGTTAGAGGAGGTGACCTACACAATATGCTTCTTACCGGGACAGCCGGCTTAGGTAAAACAACAGTCGCGAAAGCTCTGTGTAATGAACTTGACTTAGATTTTCTTTTGATCAATGGATCCGAAGAGTCTGGCATTGACACGCTTCGAAATAAGATTAAACAATTTGCATCTACCGTTTCGTTACAAGGAGGCTACAAAGTAGTTATTCTTGACGAAGCAGATTATCTTAATGCTCAATCAACACAACCCGCATTGCGTGGTTTCATTGAGGAGTTCTCGAATAATTGTCGGTTTATATTGACATGTAATTTCAAGAATCGAATCATTGAACCATTGCATTCTCGTTGTACTACAATTGAGTTTAACGTTTCTAAAAAAGATTCAGCTCCACTTTGCGGGCAGTTTTTACATCGATGTGAGGTTATTCTAAACCAAGAAAACATTGATTACGATCGCAAGGTTGTAGCTGAGCTTATTATGAAACATATGCCTGATTGGCGCAAGGTTCTTAATGAACTGCAGCGTTACAGTAGTAGCGGTACTATTGACACAGGCATCTTAGTATCTTTATCGGAAGTATCTCTCAATGATCTTATGATTCATTTGAAAGAGAAGAACTTTAAAGGTATGCGTCAGTGGGTAAGTAACAATATTGATTCCGAACCTGCAGCAATTTATCGTAAGATTTACGATAATATGAATGACTATATTGATCCTCAGAGTATACCTCAATTGGTACTTATTCTTGCGGACTATCAATATAAGAATTCCTTTGTTGCGGATCACGAACTTAATACGGTTGCTTGTCTTACTGAGGTAATGGCAGGGGTTTCATTCCGATGAGCCCCTTCGATTATCTAAACGCAATCAACACAACTAAAAAGGATATAATGGTTGATGATGTAGCTGAAAAAGCATACACGTCATTTATGGTTAATCGTGGCCTATCGTATTTTCCTGACACAATTCTGTTCGCAAATGAAATGAATGTGCATCACCATATAGATCATCGTCTTCAATTTGATTTTTTTATAAATATAATTAAGAAGAAGAAAAGATTCTCTAAATGGGCAAAGCCTATCAACATAGAGAACTTGGAACTTATAAAAGAATATTATGGATATAGTAATGAAAAAGCTAAATCTGTATTGTCATTGTTAAATGACGAACAAATTAACGAATTGAAATTAAGGATGTATAAAGGTGGAAAACGAAAATAATATTGAAGTCCAGTGGACTCCAGCTTCTATGTTGGAGATTACTCTCAACGAACCAGATGACTTTCTCAAAATTAGAGAAACATTAACCCGAATTGGAGTAGCGTCTAGAAAAGATCAAAAGCTATACCAATCATGTCATATATTGCACAAACAAGGAAGATACTTTATTGTGCACTTTAAAGAGTTATTCTTATTAGATGGGAAACCTTCTAATCTAATGTTGAACGATATCCAGCGTAGGAATACAATTGCTACATTGCTGGCAGATTGGGGACTCGTAACTTTTGTTACTGCCGATCAAGCTAAAGATATTGCACCGTTAAGACAGATTAAAGTAATTCCATTTAAGGAAAAAACAGAATGGCAACTATGTCCTAAATACAATATAGGAAATAGTAATAATGGAGAAAAAAATTAAAGAAGCATGGAAGACTTTTCATAAGTTTATGAAGTCTGGCAGACTAAATAAAGTTTGCAAGAAATGCTTAAACTAACAACGAGAGTTGTATAAATAAATGTGGATGCCGAATTGGTCGGGTCCACATATTAATCTTGCTTTAAATAGGAGAAACAAAATGGTAAGAAATACTATGAACGTACCGCGTTCACTATTCATTGGATTTGATCCAATATTAAATGAACTTGAAAGAATCCACCAAGCTGGAAGATCTCAGGACAACTATCCACCCCATAACGTCGTAAAGATCGATAATGATAACTTCAATATCGAACTCGCTGTTGCAGGATTTTCGGAAGAAGATATTGCAGTTGAAGTTAAGGATGGTATTCTTTTAATTAAGGGTCAACATGTTGATGACGATGAACGTGAATATGCGCACAAAGGGATTTCATCCCGCAAATTTGAGAAGTCCTTCCGACTCTCTGAATTTGTCGTAATAGACGGGGCCAATCTTGTGAACGGAATACTTGTGGTGAATGCCAGGGTTGAAGTTCCAGAAGAAAGGCGTCCTAGGAAGATCGAAATCGGGTCTGCTGGGGCATCAAAGAAGAAGGAATTTATTCAAGAATAGATTCCGGTGAGCAGCGAAAACTCAGTGGATTGTAATAATCAATTTACTGGAGTCAAATCATGGGTTACATACGTAAACACAAAGATGGCATTAGGACTGGATTCGAGCTGATATTTTTAATGTGTGGAATTTTAGCAATTTCACCCGTTATAATTTATTTGCAGCTGAATTCATTCTAAAGGAATCGGAGCGGGAGAGATCACTCTCTCCCAATTTTCCTACATAAAAGTGCAACATTTTTACATTTTTTCGTACATAAAAGTGTACAACATGTTTAAAATATGATATAATATGTACATATAAAATTGATATGGTTATACTATGAACACAAAATTTTACACTAACGTTTCTCGTTATGGCAATTCATTGCTATATCGTGGTTATAAAAACGGTAAAAAAATACAAACAAAAATTAAATACCAACCTACTTATTTTGTAAGTACGGCAAAACCTTCTAACTGGAAATCACTCGATGGAGCTAATGTATCTCCAATCAATTTTGATTCTATGCGCGACGCGAAAGAATGGTTACAGGTAAATTCTCAAGTTGTCGGTAGACACATCTACGGTAATAACAAACATATTCCTGCTTTTATCAACGACGAATTTCCAGGTGAAATCGCTTTTGATAGAAACCAAATTAATGTATCTACGATCGATATCGAGGTGCAATCAGATGCAGGTTTTCCAGAGCCAGAACAAGCAGCTCACGAAATTACAGCTATCTGTATGAAAAACAATATTGACAACACATTTTATGTGTGGGGTCTTAAAGACTATGATGTAGAAAATAGCATCATGCAAGAAAATCGTGTGGTCTATAAACACTGCAAAACCGAATCAGAACTTTTACTTGAATTTATTGCACATTGGTCTTTACCATCGCAATGTCCAGATGTAATTACCGGTTGGAATTCACGCTTCTTTGATATACCTTACATTGTAAATCGAATCATAAAAATCCACGGTGAAGAGTTTGTTCGTAGATTATCTCCATGGGGATTAATTGACCGTCGTGATATTACAACAATGCAACGTAAACAAATGGCATATGAAATCCAGGGCATTGCTCAAATGGATTATCTTGACTTGTTTAAAAAGTTTGGTTACTCTTATGGTCCACAAGAAACATACAAACTAGATCATATTGCATCGGTAGTTCTTGGTGAGAAGAAACTAAGTTATGAAGAGCACGGCAATTTGCATACTTTATATAAGCATGATCATCAAAAGTTTATTGACTATAACATTAAAGACGTTGATCTGGTAGATCGATTCGAAGATAAAATGGGATTGATTACACTTGCTTTAACTATGGCATATCGCGGCGGTGTAAACTACAGCGATGTCATGGGCACTACTGCAATATGGGATGCTATCATATTCCGTAATCTATATGCGAATCAAGTTATAATTCCATTCGCCGAAGAGAAGTTTAAAACTCCATATCCGGGTGGTTATGTTAAAGATCCACATGTTGGAATGCATGAATGGGTAGTTTCTTTTGATTTAAACTCACTATATCCATCTATTATTATGCAAAATAACATGTCACCGGAAACTATTATTCCAGGCAAAGTCGCTAATGTCAATGTTGATAATCTTCTTTCCGGAGAAATTAAACCTAGACTTGACGCTAATGAATGCGCTTCTGCATCAGGTCAGTATTTTAAAACTGATAAGCAAGGTATTCTACCAAAGATTATCGATGAAATGTATAGTGAGCGTGTTGTCATTAAACGACAAATGATTGCGTCTCAAAAAGAACTTGAAAGGATAGACAAAAATGATAAACAAGAACTATACAGAGTACAACGTGATATTGCCATTGCGGAAAACCAACAGATGTCTATTAAGATTCTTCTTAATTCTCTCTATGGTGCTCTCGGCAACAAGTATTTCAGATTCTTCGATCAGCGAATCGCGGAAGGAATTACACTTACTGGACAGCTTACAATCCGATGGGCTGAAAAGGCAATCAACACTTACCTCAACTCAGTGCTTAAAACTAAGAAAGACTATGTTCTTGCGATCGACACCGATTCAGTGTATGTTTGCCTAGATGATCTTGTATCAGCTGTTAACCCAAAAAATCCATTAGAGTTTGTCGACACTGTTTGTAAAGAAAAGCTTGAAGATGTTCTAGAAAAATCTTACGGTGATTTGTTTGATATCATGGGTGGTATTGAAAATCGTATGGTGATGAAACGTGAAGCTATTGCTGACCGTGGAATATGGACTGCCAAGAAACGTTATATTCTAAATGTTCTAGATAATGAAGGTGTTCGTTATGCTGAACCTAAATTAAAAATCATGGGCATCGAAGCAATTAAGTCTTCCACCCCAGCTCCATGTCGTGAAGCTCTAAAAGAAATGTTTAAGACTATTATCGGAGGAACCGAACGTGATGTTCAAAACAACATCGAATCATTCCGAACATACTTTAAAACGTTATCTCCAGATCAGATTGCATTTCCACGCGGTATTACAAATCTAACTCAGTTTAGAGATAAACAAACAATCTATCGAAAAGGAACACCGATCCACGCACGTGGAGGTATCTTATACAATAAGATGCTAAAAGATCTTTCACTAGATAAACAATATAACAAAATTCAAAATGGCGAAAAGATTAAGTTTATATACTTACGAACACCAAATCACATCAAGGAAAATGTAATTTCTTTCTTAGATTACCTTCCTGAAGAGTTTGGCTTACATCGTTATATTGATTACGATACACAATTCAACAAAACATTCTTAGATGTTATTGACCCGATTCTATCGGCTGTTGGATGGAATTCTAAAGAGATCGCGACACTCGATGAATTCTTCTAAAATAACTGTGTACAAAACACTAAAGTCGTGTTATAATATACCACATACAGGAGAAAAATATGAAAATAGTAAGATTGACAACAGGTGATGAAATCATTTGTAATGTCGAAGAAACAGAAAACTCGGTTGCGATAACTGATGCATTTTCTATGGTAGCTACTGAACCTGGCAAAATCGGATTTATTCCTTTTATGGCCTATGCAAAAAATGATCGATTTGTAATTGATAAGAAATTTGTAGTTATGGTCGTAGATCCAGTTGAAGAAATTGTAGATCAAATTAGATCTATGACTAGCGGTATCGTAACTCCACCAAAACAAGGAATTATAGTATGAGCAAGAACTGGGTAGAAGACATCGAAAAGATGCAAGATAAATTTGGTACTCTTGATTGGGTATTCGATAATAAAGAAGACACAGAAAAGCTAAAGCGGTTCTTAAAGTTTCGTATTGACTTCTTACAAGAAGAACTAGACGAAACCAAAACTGCGTACGAAACAATGGATGGTGAAGAAATCGTTGATGGTTTAATCGATCTATGTGTTGTAGCAATCGGAACGCTTGATGCTTTTGGTGTTGATGCGTATAAAGCTTGGGATGAAGTTCTTAAAGCTAATATGACAAAAAATGTTGGCGTAAAAGAAGGTCGACCAAATCCACTGGGACTTCCAGACCTCATGAAACCTGAAGGTTGGAAAGCTCCATCTCATGAAGGTAACCATGGTATCTTTAACGATATTCGATAGTATATACGATAACAAAACTGTCAAGCGAGTTGATTATAATTCGTTTGATGACTTTGAAAAAGTATTATACAAATTGGCCAATAGTGATAAGTATCAGAAAAAAGCTGATGCTCCTTTAATATCACCGGCCACATATAAGACCGAAACTACTCGAGCTAATGCGAATGTTGTTAGTTGGGGTGGTTTCGGCATTGTCGATGTCGATGATTATGAAGGATCTATTGATGATATTCATGAAAAGTATTCTAAATACAAATACGTTTGCTATTCGACAGCAAGCTCAACCGAAGCACATCCAAAGTTTAGATTAGTATTTCCATTAACACAATATGTTGATGCTGATAAAATCAAACATTTTTGGTTTGCACTAAACAAAGAAATAGGAGACATCGCAGATGCCCAAACAAAAGATCTTAGCAGAATGTACTACGTCCCTTCAAGATACAAAGGGTCGTATAACTTCATATTCACACACGATGGAATTACCATGGATCCAAATGAACTCATGGAACGACACAGATACGTCGTACAAAATGAATCGTTTTTCGATAAGTTACCTGACTCTATTAAAAGGAGTCTTATACAACATCGACAAGAAAAACTCAATAACACTGACTTTTCATGGACAGGATATCAAGACTGCCCTTTTGTAAATAAGAAACAAATTGAAGATTACAAAAAAATTACTGGCTCTGGCTGGTATTTACAGATGTACAAAATTATGGTTTCTACCGCAGGCAATGCAATGCAGAGAGGTTATCCCATCTCAGCAAAAGAAATTGCCTGGATTTGTTCAGACTTGGACAATGACACTGGTGGATGGTATGGTAAACGGGATATGGTAAAAGAAGCAGAAAGAGCAATTGATTTTGTCTTTCGAAATAATATATAGGAGAAAAAAATGGAAATTAAAATGTTACATAATCACGTCTTAGTGACAGCGGCTGAAAAAGAGGAAACTACAGCAGGTGGTATTATCCTTACGGCTGATACTACAAAGGGCTCAAAACCAGCTTTAGTATTAGATGTAAGCGGAGGCGCACTCGGTAAGGTTATGTCAGGAGATAGAGTATTTCTTGATTGGAGTAAGGCAATGCCGGTAGATTACGATGGAAATGCTGCAGCGATTATTGATGTTGAACATATCAAGGCGGTGATAAGTGTATAGGTACAGAGTTTATATCACGAGAGTAGTTGATGGAGATACTGTTGACGTAGATGTTGACTTAGGTTTTAGTACAGTTCTAAAAAAGCAAAGAGTTCGAATGATGGCAATTGATACTCCAGAATCTAGAACCAGAGATTTAGAAGAAAAATTCTATGGTAAACAATCAAAGTACTTTTTAGAAGGTTTATTAAAAGATCAAAAAATTCAACTAGTGTCTCACGACAAAGGTAAGTTCGGTAGAATTTTAGGTGAACTCTTTATAGACGGATTAGAAACTTCAGTTAATCAAACTATGATTAATAACAATCATGCTGTTCCATATTACGGTGGTAATAAAGAAGAAACTGAAAACCATCATATGGCAAATCGCAAAGCTTTAAACGAACAAGGTATTGTATATGTGGCTAAGTGATTTAAAAAATCATATTGACGGATTAAAATTTACTGTTACTCAAGAAGATGTTGAAAGACACACTAACGAATATAATAGCGTCGAAGGATACCAAGATAAGTCTGGTTATTCAAGCCGAGCAAATGTTGATTCAGAGTACGTCGAGGAACACCTCGCGAAAACTTTTCCAGATGATTTAGAAAAAATTACTGAGAATCCGTTAAAGTTTTTTGCGGATATTAGATTGCAATCGGATTATAAAACACTTATTGACTTTAAAGAAATAGCAGGAGATTTTTTTAATCCTCAGCATGACGTTGAAAGATATCTAAGAGCGTTTGCCGAAGGTAAACTAACACACTTTTGTTTTTATAGAACGAATAGAGAAAGAGCTGATAAAAATATACCATTAGTAATAGAAGCAAATACCGAGTTGACAGTTGAGTTCTTATGTATATCAGATCCTCATACTGTGTTTTCTTGCAAACCAACTAAGTATGGTAGTATTCCAATTAAAAGTATAATGCAAATGTCCAAGCACTCAGAATATTGTATTTTGTGAAAAAAAGTGTGTACATTCTAAGTTACTTGTGTTATAATAACCATATCAAAATTAAAAAGGCATTATTATGAAATTCGATGAAGGCAAAGCTCCACTAGCTTTAATTCCACCAGAAGCATTATTAGAAATCGCTGAAGTCTTTGGCTTCGGTGCTGAAAAGTATGGCGTAAACAACTGGCGTGATGACGGTGATTCAACCAGTAAGCTACGAACTTATTCATCAATTCAAAGGCATCTTAACGCATGGCATGCAGGTGAAGACCTAGATCCAGAATCTGGTAAAACACATTTATCTCATGCCGCAACTCAATTAATGATATTAATGATGCATTGCACAGAACATCCAGAACTAGACGATAGGTATAAAAAATGATTTATTTAAACGCAATTAGAGAACACTTCAAACAGGAACTTGCAGAAGAAAACTTTGTTATCGACCGCAATGGTAGTAAAACTATTGAATTGCTAGGTGCATCATTTCATGCTAGTGAACCTGCTATCTTCGGTACTCCTAATCAGGAATATATCGATGCAGAACTTTCGTGGTACGAATCACAGTCTACAAATATTAATGACATATATGGAACCGATTTTGATTCTAAAAATCCACCTGCAGCATGGAAAATGACTGCAAACGAACACGGTGAAATCAATTCAAATTATGGTCATTTGATTTTTAATGAAAAGTATCATGCTCAATATGACCAAGTTCTTATTGAATTGACTAGTAATCCCGATTCTCGTAGAGCGTCAATGATTTATCAACGTCCTTCGATATGGGTAGAATATAATGACCAAGGCAAAAACGATTTTATTTGTACAAATGCTGTGACATACTATATTCGTGATGGTGCATTACATTGTGTAGTTCAAATGCGATCTAACGATGTGATCTTTGGTTACCGTAATGATTATGCGTGGCAGGAATATGTGTTATGTTCACTAGCAGACGATTTAAGTGTTAATGATGGTGATATCCATTGGCAAGTACAAAACTTACACGTTTACGAACGTCATTTTGATTTGGTAAAGTAATGAATTGGGACACTGCAAAAATTTATAAATGGGATAAACGCTATTTAGCTTTAGCCGAACATATTTCTACATGGTCGAAAGATCCGTCACGAAAGATTGGTGCGGTGGCCGTTGGAGAAAAGGGACAAGTGTTAGCTCAGGGTTATAACGGGTTTCCACGTGGAATATCTGATGATGATTCTATGTACGAGAATAAAGTTACAAAATACCAGCATGTTGTTCATGCTGAAATGAATTGTATATATAATGCTACATACAATGGAACGTCACTTGATGGAGCTACAATGTATATACACGGATTACCGGTTTGTTCCGAATGTGCGAAAGGCATTATTCAAGTCGGTATAAAAAGGGTAGTCACTAATGAGATTGACAGCACCATGCCAGAGCGCTGGGTTGATTCGACTCAATTGACTAAAAAAATGTTTGATGAAGCCGGAGTTATTTACGACTTTATCTAAAGCGTTATGCGCTTGTAGCTCAGCTGGATAGAGCATCGGCCTTCTAAGCCGAGGGTCTCAGGTTCGAATCCTGACAGGC